CCCATGTTGACACGTTCCAAGTATCCGTGCCCCATCCATAACCTGCAGTTTGAAAGGTTGGACCAACTACTACATAAGGATCTATTTGTGCAGAACCTTGAGTTGACATACCGGTACCACCTTCATTAGCTGGCATAGTAATATCAAATGTATTAGTTGTAACATTAGATATTTCAAAAGTATTATTTTCAAATTGTGCTGTTGTAAAATCTGTTTCTCCACCACCAGGTAAAGATACAGAAGAAAATTTTACATATCTACCAGCAATTAGTCCATGACTAGTTTTATTTACGGTTACTGTTGCAGATCCTGTTGTTGAATCAAATGTTGCTCCAGTAATTGCTGTATCCAATGGAGTAATGTCAAAAAAGTCTTCACCATAATATAAAAACAAACCTTGTGATGTACCGATTGCTGCATACTTTTCTCCTGCTAAAGAAGTCCATACATGTTGTGCTCTAGCAGCACCTGGTAGTGTTAAATTATCTGTAGTAAGTTGTGACCAACCACCTATTTTTTCAGGTAGTCCATATCGAAATCTAACAAAATCACCATCAGTCCATTGAGACTCAGCTCCTGATTGTGTTATTTGTTTATTAAAACCGGGTTTAAATTGTAGTTTTTGAAGCATAGCACCTCATTATATATGCTTTTTATTATTTTGGTAGTACTATATTCCATTCTAAATTAGATAGCAAATCTTGTAAAAAAACCTTTTTAAGTTTATTTTCTTTTAAATACCTATGTAATTCTACTAAATCTATAATGATCCATTGATCTTTTGATTCAAAAACCATTTTATCGGCTTTTGTTTGTGTACTTCCTTTTTTTCCTAATTCATTTCCATGTTTAGAAATAGGTCTTAAATCAAATTTAAATAATTGATTAGATTTATTTTTAATTATACCTTCTATATCCCACAATTCTTTTTGTTGTTTGACAGGATATTTAATATTTTCTAGATGCTTTAAGAAGCTATCCAAGCTGTGCCGTTCCAATCGTATACTGTTGGTGTTTCCGCTTCATCATCTGATTTAAATGCTGTCCAGCCTTTTGTATTGTCAGCATTATATTTATCTTCATTCCAACTGATGATGTATCTCCAAACAGAAGGATCTGCTCCATCATTTGTGATTGTTGGATAAGCAATAGGTGCTTGCCAATCATCATTAGAATCTAATGACCAAGATGTAAAAGGTTGAGGTCTTATAAATTTATTTTTTGCAGCGTCATAAAACATACCTGGACTTGCAAATTGTTTTCTAAAATTATTATTGTAAGAAGTTTGTTTCCAAGTGCCACCTTTAAAAAAGTTAACACACCATGTTTCACCATCAATATGTTCATCTGAAGGAACACAATCGTTCCCTACAACTACTACTCTCAAAACGATGTTATTTTCATCTAATTCTGCAAAATGTGCCATATTATTATCTCCTATTAAATTAATTTACACTATTTTTCAAATGTAGTCAACTTAGATCCTTTAAACCAAGAAGGTACACCTAATAAAGGTCTTTTATCTAAATAATTTTCTTTAGCAGTTTTAGATCCTGCTTTATTATAATGTAAAAACACTTGACCACAGTTCTTACCTTTGAATTCTTCTCTCCAATGTTCTAATTCACATCCAGAATAAATTAACATATCTCCAGGTTTGAGGTCGACTTTAATTCCAGCCTGACCTTCTTTACCTGTTGGGTCTAAATAGATTGGCCATTCATCTCCACCTAGATTTAATGTTGTTGAAATTTCACAAGAGTATCTATCTTTGTGACGTGCTAGTACATCACCTTCTTTATAGATTCTCGCATAAGAATAAGTTTCTGATAATTTTAAACCTGTATGTTTTTCCATAACTGGTTTTACTTCAGTCAATAATGTTTCCATTACTAAATCACTGTAATGCGAATAAGTGTTAGGAACTTGTTCATCATTCCATACACCAAAATATTCGGTAAAAGGAGATAAATATTTTCGATCAAACAAATATCTTGCTACTTTTCTTTTATTTAAAAAATATTTATAGACAAACTCTGCTAATTCATCTGAAATAGCTTTTTTTAATACAGTGTATTTATTTTTTTTAAATGACATAATTATTTAAAAGGTAATCCTAAATTCCAAATAACTAAACTGTTTCTTTCTCCACTTTTAACAGGGCAAACTCTATGCCATACAAATGAAGGAAATACAACTAAAGATCCTTTAGGTAATATCTCTTTACATTTAACAATATTAGCTTTTTTATCAGGATCCATGTTTCTAAAATCAAATTCAAGTTCACCACCTTTATATTCTTTTGGATCAGATAAAGAAACTGTTACTGACAGTTTTCTAATTTTACCATTTGATGGATCTTGTGGTTTTTCTGGATTATAATAGGGTTTATCCCAAGAATCACAGTGCCAATCATAATATTGACCTTTTTTATATTTTGTAAATTGACAAGACTCTGATCTTTCCCAATCAAAGTTCCAACCAGCACTTCTATTAGCTTCATGTACATAAGGATGTATTTCTCTATAAATCCATCTATCATTCATCCAAACAATATTAGAATCTCTTTTCTTTTTTAAATCTTTAATTTGTTTACTGTTTAATTTTTTCTTTTTACCTAATCCACCTGTAAAAGCCATTTGATCTTGCATTTGATGACCGTATCTTACAATGTCATTACATATACGTTCTGGAATAGCTGATTTAAAATAATAATAGTAATTTGATAAATTCATGTTCTTTATAAACATTTTTTATCATTTTTTAATATATAGTCAATATATTATGCTTTTTCTGCGACTATTAAATCTCCACTTACTATAAACTTTGCTGCAACCCCACCATCGGGCGTATCTATAATTGAATTTGTAGCAGGACTTACACTAATTCCAGCTGCTACTGTAGAGGGAACTCTGACAATAACTATTCCAGATCCACCACTACCACTTGAGGAACCGCCACCTTGTCCAGTGTTTGCAGCTCCTGCTCCAGCAGGATCACCTCCACCGGCGCCGCCACCGCCGCCGCCTCCTCTACTATAAGTTACTGCACCTTCTCCAGTAATATCATTAGGTGCACCTGCTCCACCAGCTCCACCTCTACCACCACCAAAAAAAGTACCAGCCCCTCCTGCTCCTGTGGCTCCGCCACCGCCACCACCGTTAACATCGGGTCCACCTGTTGGATATGAAGGTCCTCCAGGATTTCCTTGAGGGGGACTTGTTGGGGGAGTATTACCACTTGCTCCAGGATTTCCATTGAAACTTCCACCACCTCCGGATCCTCCTGATGTATTTTGTGTTCCGCCTCGATTAGAAGTTATACTTGAAAAAGATGAATCAGTTCCGTTTCCAGATACAGCACCACCGGCACCAATTACGATTGGGTAGGTAGTATTACCATCTAAAGTTAATGCAGAACCTTGAAGAGGAGCTGGTCCATAGCCAGAGGCACGATATCCTCCAGCACCTCCGCCGCCACCACTAGCTCCAGGTCCGCCACCTGCTCCACCGGCTACTACAAGATAGTCTGCTGAAAATGGTTCGATTGGGACTGCTCCTCCAACACTTAATCCATAACCTCTTCCTGATCCTGCTCCAAAACTTCCTATAATTGGCATCTTTCTATTAACCTCCTATTACGCAAACTGCGATTGAGCTGCAAGTACAGTAAATACTGAACCACCAGTTTTAATAGCTGTAAATGTATACACATCCTTTGAGTTAGTATTACCACCACTTGGCGCTGATCCACCTTGCCATACTGGGGTTACTGTAGTTCCATCAACTTGTACTGTAGTATTATAATAAGCTGTTCCACCTTGTTTTGAAATATATGCAACTGTGATTGATTCACCTGTGTCCATAGAAGCATCTAAAGAATTTGAACCATCACCTCTTAAATTAACTGTAAAGTTTGCATCAGCATCTGCAGTATCTAATCTTACTGCTTGAGTATTTGTATCAATATTAATGTTTGATGTAAATGTACCATTAACTTCTACTTTTTCTGCAAGACCTTGAATTTTACCATTACCATCTAATGTAACTCTTCCAATTCCTTTTGGAGTTAAAAGAAAATCTAAATTAGTATCACCACCAACTGCAGCTATTGATGGAGAAGAACCAGTTGCTTGGTTAGTTACATCAAAATAGTTTACAGCTGAAGCTGTTTTTTGAAATCTAATATATGGATTGTTTGAATCATCTTCGATTGCACCAGCGTCATCAATGATGATATCGTTTCCATTTGTATCTAATACTCCAGATAATTGTGGAGTGATGTCTGAAGATAAATCTGTGAAAGCTGTATCAACAACGTTAGTACCATCAGAGTAAACCATTTTAGTACCTTTATCTGTTGTACCCCATGTTACCCCAGTTCCTGAAGTAGTTTTAACAGTTACAGTAAATGCACCTGAAGTTCCGTTTTCAATGATATAAGTTTTTTCTACTGAATCAGGAATTACAACATCAATGTTTGTAGTGATTGTTCCTGTTAATTTAATTACGGCATCTTTACCATTTGATGGAGCGCCATTTGAAAAAGTTAAAGTTGCACCAGTAGTTTCGTTAACTGTGATTGCAGAATAACCACCGATTGCTTGTTCTAAAACTAATAAGTTTGTGTTTGTAATTTGTCCCCAAGTTCCTGAGTTTTCACCAGTAGCTTGAACTGTTAATTTTAAGTTAGCAGAAGTTGAGTTTGCCATAATTTTTTATCTCCAATTTTTAAATATTACTAAATTTAAGCAGCGGTGTCAACTGGTCTCCAAGTAGGTGCTGTACCTGTATTTACTTGGTTCCAAATCAATGTTTTAAGGGTTCCTTCATCAATTGTCAAGGCATTTCCTGTTAATGTTACTAATGCATTTCCAGTGACTGTTTCATCACCTTCCTGCATAGTCAATTCTTGACCGGTTACAGCAGCTATTGTAACTGCCTCTAATTCAGCTGTTCCATCAGCCATTGTCATGGCTATTGATGGAGGTAAAGCATTTGAAATAGTTGTAGAACCATTGGTTCCATCAAAATGAAGTAAGTTTATTGTATTTGCATCTATACTAAATTCTGATGTTGGAACAGTTATTGTAGCCTCTGTAACTGGGTTATATCTTGCAATATCAGATTGTCTATATTCATCAATATATGCTGAAACCGCATTGGCTCCATTTAAATCTGCTCCTATAAATGTTCTATTTGAATTATTGTTATTTACTAAACCACCACCTATAGCATTTCTTCTTGTTCCTCTTGACCATAATGCTCCGTTGTTTGAAGCATCTCTAGCAAAAGCTAAATGCATCCATGTATTGTTTGAAAATAAACCTGATGAAGATGATAACTGTGCACCATCTTCGTAAAGAATTAAATTTCCATTGTCAATTCCTATTGAATAACCATCACCACTTGCATTTCTTCCATCCCAAAGAATACCTGTTTGTGTTGTAGCATCTGAAGCATACCACCAAAATTCTATAGTAAATGCTCCACCATCTAAACCGTCAACAGTTCCTGATGCATTTACATAATCACCTGTACCATCTACTAATAATGAAGCAGTTCCAAATTGTTTTTCAGCTGTAGATAATTGTGCATCCCCATTTACAGAGAATCCATTACCACCTTCTGAAGGGTTTAATACCTCTACATTGGCATCTCCAGTGACCGTTTCTTCACCCTGAACTATGGCCATTGCATTACCAGTTAATGCAACATCTGGCGCAGGATCCAAGTCTCCTTCCTGCATAGACATAGCAAGTGTAGTTACTTGCTGATTACCATATGCACCAAAGCCCCATGCATAATTACCATTCCAAGCAGCAGCAGAAGTTGCTGATACTTCAACTATAGTATTTGCATCTAGTTCAGCTGCATCACCTTGAGTAGCAGTCATTTCTTCACCGCTTACATTTACAACTGCTTCTTGATATTGAAGCGTTGCAGTCATTGGTTGACCCGTTACATCTGCTATTGTTTGTGCAAAACCTTCTACATTACCTTCAGTAACAGTCATTTCTTCACCTGTTACATCTGTACTACCAGTAATGCTAAATGTTACTGAACCTAAATTACCTGATAATTCTATTCCTGTTACATCTGCATTTTGACCAGATATACCCCAAGTTTCAAAGCCCCAGGTATCAGAGCCCCAACCAATATTTATTTCTGCATCGACAGTTACCGAATTTAAATTAGAAGATAATTCTTGACCGGTAGCAATTACATCGCCACCAATCCCCCATGCTTCTTCATTCCAGGCTAGTCTTCCCCAACCTTCATTGACTTCAGCATTAATAGTTTCTTCACCTTGATTTGTAGATAAACCAATACCTGTTACATCAACATTTGCGTCTGTAAAATTAACATTCCAACTTTCTAATCCCCACGCTGATCTTCCCCAACCTGAAACTGGAACGTATTGTGCTTGACCTAAATTAAAAGATGCACTTATCCCGTTGACGTCTACGTTGTTTTGATCAGACGCCCATGAGTTATCGCCCCAAGAATTACTGCCCCAAGTTGTGGCCATAGGAAGTTACCTCCTATGATTACCCAGAGATTCTTAGGATCGCTGCTGTTGATGTTCCTGCTGGAAACTGAATTGTAAACGTACCAGAAGTTGCAGTTTTATCTGAACCAAAATCTAATACAGCAACCGCTGCATCAGTTACAGTAGCAGATGTATTGTAAATCAATGCACCTCTAGCAGTTAACGTTACTCCAGTAAACGATAAGTTATTAAAGTCAACTCTAGCTACACCGGCAGTTTGTGATGTTCCTGCATTAACCAATGTCCCACCACCTGCTGTATATTGTCCTGAAGCAGCCACTTCATTTGAAGAAGTGTATGAAGTAGTAGCAGAAGTTAGAGTTGCACCTGCGGTATAAAGAGCTAATTTAAAAACATCGCCACCAGTTTGTTTAAAGTTATGCTCACCTTCCAAAAGTTCTTTTTTGAAAGAGTTCGCAATCGCTTGTGATATAGCCATAGTTTTATCTCCTTATATTTATTTTCCACCGACTCGAGGAACACCGCTTTGATATTCATCTCGTCTTCGTCTTCCCATTTGTTCTATCGAGAAGCCTTCTACCACTTGTTTATACTTTCCTTCGTATAATTGCAAGAGATCATTTGGCCCCTTCAAGAATGAAAATGCTTCTACTAAGCAAGCATATAATAAGCCATTGGGAAAATTTTGACTTAAATATGTAGTTGTATTTGTACTCGATAATCCTTGATCTTTCAAGATATAATTTAATTGAATTTCATAAGCTGAGTCTGGTGTAGGAGCTAAAACAATCGTATCTTGATCCCACATACCGTAGTATTTTGGCTCTCCGGTAACCCCTGTTGAGTTATATTCTGACATGTAACTTGTGTCTCTATATTCTAAGAAATTTCTAGTTGAACCTGATCCACCATTTACAATTTGAGCAGATCTAACTACTAATAAATTATCTGGTGTATCAATAAATCTTTGATTAGCTACTAATGAAGCTGTAGCATATCTTCTGTTATTATCAGAATCTACATCTCTTAAAATTCTAAATTCTGCATTTTCAATAAATCCATCTACAATAGTAGATGTTAAAACATTTGAATCTACTTCTGTGTAATCTCTAATTTTTTGTACTAATTCTGCGTATGTCATTATGTTATACTAATTGTTACCCTCCCTAATGTTGCTGTTGCTTCTCTTCTTCTATTTACAGAAGATCCATTATCTGGAACCATACCACGGTTTGAAGTAAAAGCAAAGGGTGCAGGTAAAGTTAAATCTACATTCATGAATCCACCATCACCTGTTTGTGCTGAAAAAGTTTGAGGTCTAGCATTTGCTAATCCTTGTGGATCTGCTGGTGCTGGTTTTGGTTCTAGTTGTGGATGCTTTGGTTCAAATTCAGATATATGCACTCTTGATCCATTCCATTCAATAACCATTTCTTTATATGGAAATGCTTGACCACTTCTATCTGAAATAAATTGTGCAAATTTTCCATTCGATCTAGACATTTGGATAATAATTTCTTGGGGTTATA